TATTTGTGTTGGATTCTATATCTGAATAAAATGGAGTACTCAGCATCAATTCTGAACAAAAATCATTATATAGTAATTTTATTATATTATATAAATTTTCGTCAGGAAACTCAATTGGAAGTCCTAAATTTTTTGCTTCCTTTCTATTTATGGTATAATCATGACTTCCAGAGTCTGAACATAAAAAATTAGTAATTCTTTCAATTGTTTCATCGTTAGAAGTGTGTATTTTTAACAGCCGAGTTGCGAGCATTCTTATTTGATCCTTTGTTTTTTTTACTTTTCCTATCGCAAGAGGGTGGACAACTCGAGAAAAATTTAAAAATATATCATTATTATTAACATCATCACCAATAACTTCTTTAGCTAATTTAAAATAAGCATCCAAATCTTCTACAGATATAGGTAGTAATTTGTTATCTTCTTTTTGATTGTATGATGTTGTAACTGATGGATCTATAGGTCCAAGAATGGCTTGCTTTGTCATTACAATATTATCAGCACCAAGTGATATCAGTGTCCCGGTACTTAAAGCCCGAGAAGGAATTATAACTTCTAAGTAGTCACAATACATTCTGATAAGGTTAACAATAGTCCATCCTGCTAAAATATCCCCTCCATTTGTATGAAGGATAAGAGATATTCTTTTAGTTTTTTTAGTGATATTATCTAAATGATCAGGGAAAAAATTTATTATATCTTTAGAAATATCTAATTCCATGTTAGTTCGTGTACTTGTTACATATGTTATAACGTAAGAATTACGCAATTTGCTAATTTTTTTATAGAGCTTAACTCTATCTTCATACATAATTATATTTCCTTCTCCCCGCTCCGGCGGGGATTTTCATTTCTTTACGAGCTTGAGGAAAGGCTTATTCACGAGGCGCGCTTGTTCTTTTCGGGAAGTTTTTGAGTATCCGTACCGCTCTGGGCGCGAAGGCTTTCAAGGTGGCCTTCCCATTTGGCCTTGTAGTCCCTGAGTTCCTCTACCTTTTTTTCAAGCTCTTTGATTCGTTGGTTGAGAGCCCGCATATCCTGCTCGGGATGGCAGGGTTGAGGAGAAGGGCATGGTTTTTCGCCCGGAATGAGAAGTATTCCTCCGGCTTTATCAATGGCTCCGCAAAGGACGGAGTTAAGACTACGTTTTCCTGTGATCCAGCCCCAAAAAGTGACGTTGTTCACGCCGAGAGCTTCCGCAGCCGCAGACTTATTTCCTCCATACTCTTCAAGTACTTTGGAAAAAAGTTTTTGAATGTCGTTTTCTATTCCCATACGATATGTTCCATCCAAAAAATTAGCTTCTGTCAATTCGCGTTCGGATAAAATAGCTTGATGTTTTCTTTAGCGTTCGCTAATAAGGAGCACATGAAGACAATCGCCACAGAAATCAGAGCGTTTTTGGACCAGACCGGGCTCCCCCAGAGCAGGCTTTCTGCCGAGTCTGGGGTCCCCGCGTCTACAATATGCAACCTTTTGAAGGGGAAGCGACAGCATCTGTTGGGACCGAACCAAGACAATATCCGTGCGGCAATGTCTCGCCTTTCTCTCACAGCCGCCCCCAACACTCCCACCGAACCCGAAGAGGTGAAGCATGGATAATCTCATGTTTAGCATTCTCGAATGGTGCGTTACTATCTTCTTTTGTGTTGGGTTACTGGCATTTACCGCAGTACTTTTGAAATTAACATGGGAGATTCTTACAACCAGAGAGTAATTTTTCCGCGCACCGCCTAACCACGGCTTCTGGAGTCGGGTACTCCGCGGCGCGGTATGCCCGCCAGTGCGGGCGCGGCTGGCCGGGGATCAGGATGCGGACGCGCCAGACGGGGCCGCGCAGGGCGATGAGCAAATGGACTGCAGGCACAGGCATGGGGTCCGAACCTTTTTCAGCCATCTTATCGGAACGCAACAGGCCGTAAAGTTGAAAACTTCAGAGGAAAAGCAGGATGGCCGACTACAAGAACATGACTGCGATCGAGGCGCTTCGGGAAGCCAAGGACGCCAGCGGCATGACCGCCGAAAGCATAGCGCAGGGAGTGGGCATCACCGCGACGCATTTGCG